CGACTACGCATCAGGTTCCGTTCTATCAGTTCGCCGTAATTATGAAGAGGACGACCCACTAGCGGAGCCGCATCAGCACTTCGTTCATTATAAATTCCAGCCGGGGCTTGGATTCTATGGCTTCGGGCTTATACATCTCATTGGTTCTATCGCTAAGTCTTCCACTTCAATTCTGCGTCAACTCATTGACGCTGGGACACTCGCAAACCTTCCTGCCGGATTCAAGGCCAGAGGCTTGCGTATTAAAGGTGACGACAAGCCAATCGAACCCGGAGAGTTCAGAGATATTGACCTTCCGGGTGGGGCGATACGCGACAACATCTTACCCTTACCATTCAAGGAGCCGTCCCCTACCCTAGCCCAGTTGATGGGTGTGCTGGTTGAAGAGGGTCGCCGCATTGCATCAATCGCAGACTTGCAGATTGGCGAGGGCAACCAAGAGGCACCAGTCGGAACAACCATTGCCCTGATTGAACGGTCAATGAAAGTCATGTCTGCCGTTCACGCAAGGCTACACAACAGTTTACGCCGCGAGTTCAAACTACTAGCGGCTATCATTAAGGATACTCTTCCTGAGTATCCATATGATGTTGGGGCAGATTCGTTAATAGCGAGGTCAGATTTTGATGACCGAGTTGATATCATACCTGTCTCTGACCCCAACGCCACATCGTTTGCACAGCGGATTATGCAACAACAGGCCGCATTGCAAACATCGGCGCAAGCACCACAACTATACGACTTGAGAAAACTGCATCGCTCTTTCCTCAAGACCGTTGGTGTAGACGGTGTGGACGAAATCGTGCCAGACCCAACAGATGTCCCAGCGTTTGACCCAGTGTCAGAGAACGCACGGATGATGGCTGGCGCACCTGTCAAAGTCTTTTCCTACCAAGACCACGACAGTCACATCTCTGCCCACATGTCTCTCATGCAAGACCCAAGTCTTCAGCAGAACCCAATGGGCAAGCAGATTACTGCCGCGCTGTCAGCGCACATCTCTGAACACATGGCACACAAGTACCGCAATCAGGCGCAGGAACTCATCGCTGATGAACTGCCGCCTCTCAACAGAGAGGCAGAGGGCGGCTTGACCGAGGACGAAGAGATGAGAATTGCCTCACAGGCCGCACAAGCGGCGGCACAAATGACAGGAAAGGCACAGCAACAGGCTGTTCTTGAACGACAAATGGCGGCGGCACAGGACCCAGTAATGCAACAACAGCAAGCAGAATTGCAAATCAAACAAGCGAAGGTACAGCAGGACGCACAGGAAGCACAGTTGGACGCACAGGTGGAACTCCAGAAGGCTAACATGCGTACCCAACTTGAAAGAGAACGACTCCAGCAACAAAGAGAAATAGCAACGATGAAGGTGCAAGCAGACCTGATGAAGGGCAGACGCTAAATAACATCGGCACTGACCACTAACATCATGTTATATATAAGCTAAAGGAGTTCTACATGGACCCACAAGTTCATGCATTTGCGGATGAGGTCCGCAAGACCTTACGGAACTATATGAACGAGTTAACTGATAATGTTGCACTCGGTTCCGCAAAATCATTTGAGGAGTACCAGCGAACTGTCGGTCAGATTGAAGGTCTGGCGATAGCAGAACGAGAACTTCTGAACCTCCTCAATCTCTCAGAAGACTGAGACTCGGCGTGGCTTGACCGCTAGGTAAGTAAGCTAACAGGAGAAAGTATGTCGTCCGTATACAGTACGGGCGCGGTTGTCGTACCTGACAACCCGCCAAAACCTATGGGTTATCACATTCTTATTGTGATGCCGAAGGTAGAAGAAAAAACCAAAGGTGGGGTAATCCTACCTACGGAAGCAAAGTCACGAGAAGATGTTGCTTCGATAGTTGGTAAAGTCATTTCTGTAGGGGAAACTGCGTACCCCGATACAGATTATCGTTTCGCTTCAGGGCCTTGGTGTCAGGAAGGCGACTGGGTGATGGTCAGTAAATATGCCGGACATCGCTTTGAATATGACGGTTGTGAGATGCGTATTCTTAACGATGACGCAATCTTAGCAGTCGTTGATGACCCAACCAAAGTTTCGAGGGCAACAGCATGAGTGAAGAAGATATTAAGGATAATGATGAACTGGAAGTCGAACTGGAGGAGAATGAAGAAGAAACTCCGAAAGATGAAACGGAAGTTCAAGAGGATGATTCTGGGCAGGATTTAGAAGCCTCTGAAGACCAGCCAAAGAAATCATCCAAGTTCCAAAAGCGTATTGATGACCTAGTTCACAAACAGCGCGAAGCGGAACGACAGCGTGACGAATACTATCGCGTAGCCCAGAAGGCTATGGATGAGAACAACTCACTGCGTAAAGCGGCACAAGAGTTCTCTAATACATCCGTAACTGAGATGGAAGCGCGTATCAACGCTGACATTGAAAAAGCAAAGTCTGATTATAAAAAAGCATATGAAGACGGTGATGCTGACAAGATAATCGAAGCACAAGACCGCATGATTAAAGCGGCTTCCCAGAACACAAAACTGGAAGCAATGCGGACAAAGGCTTCGCCAGATAATTATCAGCAGTATGACCCGATTGCACCGCCACCAGATACTAAGGCGGTGGAGTGGGCTGGTCGTAATCCTTGGTTTAACAAGGACATGGTTATGACCAACGCCGCATACGCTATCCACGATGACATTGTCAGAGGTGGGGTCGAGGCGAGTAGTGACAGATACTACGACATGATTGACCAGCGAATGCGCGAAGAGTTCCCACACAAGTTTCAAGGCGAGGCGCAGGACACGCCAAGCCGGACCCGAAAGGGTAACGCAACCTCTGTGGTTACGCCGGGAGGCAACGAAAGTGGCCGTTCCAAGAAAGTCCGACTCTCACCTTCACAGGTGGCCGTAGCGAAACGCTTGGGTGTTCCCCTTGAGGAATACGCAAAGCAGTTTGTTGCGCTTGATAATTAGGAGGCATTCACATGTCTGATACAGCAAAAGCATCCCGTACCCCTCGTTCAGTAGAGAAGCGTGAACAGGAGTTACGCCCCCAAACTTGGTCTCCACCTAACATGTTGCCAGACCCTCTTCCAAAAGACGGTTACACATTTAAGTGGGTTCGCATCGCTACTCAGGGACAAGACGACCCGATGAACTACTCTAAGAAACTCCGTGAGGGGTGGGAGGCAGTTCCTATCGAAGAGGCCCCTGAGATGGAACATCTTGTTCTAGACCCGAACCCTCGCTTCAAAGGCAACATCGAAGTAGGTGGTCTGCTTCTCTGCCGGATGCCCGAACATATGGCACAGCAACGCAACGAACACTATCGGCAACAGTCTACTGATGCCATCCACTCCGTTGACAATGCACTTATGCGGGAATCCAACCCACGGATGCCGATTAACGCTCCAGAGCGTTCTAGTCGTGTGTCCTTTGGAAAAGGCTCCTAACACTCGGTTGGGGGCTATAATCTAACCTTTAGGGAGAGACATAATGTCTGCTACTTCAGCCCCCCGTGGCCTGAAGCCGATTGCACTCCTTGGGGGTATGCCGTTTGCTGGCTCGACTCGTGAGATTCCAATCAAGTCTGGTTACGCTACGGCTATCTTCAATGGTGATGTTGTCGGTTTCGCTGATGTCACAAACTCCACTGACGATGGTTACCTCGTCCGTGAGAGTGCCGCTGGTGAAGTTAACCCTGTCGGTGTTTTCATGGGTGTGTCTTACACAGACCCAAACACTGGTCAGGTAACTCACAAGCAATACTACCCCGGTGGTATCGCCGCTTCCGACATTAAAGCGGTTGTTTCCATCAATCCTTTCACTCTGTACGAAGTTCAAGCTGACGGCGCAGTTGCACAAACTGCACTTGGTCAAACCATTGACCTTGTCCAGACTTCCGCTGGTAATACTACCACTGGTAATTCTGGCCTTCAGGCAGACGCATCAACAGCCGCTATCACTGGTGGTTGCTGGCGCATCGTAGACTTCGTAGACCGTGTTGGCTCTTCAGTAGGTGATTCATACACCGACATTGTCGTGATGATGAACCAGTCTGAACATGCCCTCATGGCCGCAAGCATTACCTAAGGGAGTTGTAAAATGGCTATTGCACGCGCACAGCTAATGAAAGAACTCCTGCCGGGTCTGAATGCATTGTTCGGCATGGAGTACGCACGCTACCCAGAAGAATGGCGTAGCTGTTTCGAGGTTGAAAACTCAGAGCGTAGCTTTGAGGAGGAAACCAAATTAAGTGGCTTTGGAGCCGCGCCAGTGAAAGACGAAGGTGCCGCCATCACTTATGATGACGCACAAGAGGCTTACACCAGCCGGTATACACACGAAACCATTGCAATGGGCTTCTCAATTACTGAAGAAGCGGTTGAAGACAACCTGTACGACAGCCTGTCTGCTCGTTACACCAAAGCCCTGGCCCGTGCGATGGCTTACACCAAGCAAGTTAAAGCTGCTTCGGTGCTCAACAATGGCTTCTCTGGTAGCTACCTCGGTGGCGACGGTGTGTCGTTGTTCGGTACCAACGCTGCTTCGAGCGTGGTAAACCATCCTTTGGTGTCTGGTGGTACCAACGCCAACCGTCCTGCTGTCGGTGCTGACCTTAACGAAACCTCGCTTGAGGCGGCTGTTATTGCCATCGCTGCATGGACTGACGAGCGTGGTCTCCTGATCGCTGCTAAGCCCCGTAAACTGATTGTGCCCCCGGCGCTGATGTTTACTGCCAAGCGTATTCTCGACACCGAGTTGCGCGTGGCTACGGCGGATAACGACCTGAACGCTTTGCGCGCGATGGGTGCGATCCCCGAGGGCTACACCGTCAACCACTTCTTGACCGATACGAATGCTTGGTTCTTGATGACCGACGTTCCTAACGGCATGAAGCACTTCGAGCGTACCAAGATGGCTACCTCGATGGACGGCGACTTTGATACGGGCAACGTCCGTTACAAGGCTCGTGAGCGTTACAGCTTCGGCTGGAGCGATCCGCTGGGTGTGTTCGGCTCGCCCGGTTCGTCCTGATCATAAGGCTTCGGCCTTTGATCTAGGGGGCTTCGGCCCCCTTTTTCTTTAGCTTCTTTTTACGTCGCTGGGCTTGCAGTAAGTTGTGGTGGTGTATACGGTGGCAGTTAGAGCACAGCACCACACATTTGGCGATTTCGGCTTGTATAAGTGTCTTGTTTCTTCGACGTACCAGCACGTTCATCGGATACTCTTTGGTGCCGGGCGGGTGATGGAAGTCTAGCGCTGCGGGGTGGTCAAAACCGCATTGCACACACTTTAGTGTTTTCTTATACTCAGACCACCACTTATTAAATACTACCCTGTTAGTTTTTTGCTTAGCGATTATCTCAGCTTTATTTTTTATGTAGTATTTTGCTTTGCTTTTCTTTTCTACTTCTTTACGTTTTTCTAGGTCTTTGTACGGCACGGCTTACTTGACATCTCCAGTACAGGCAATTGTCGCCTGCCCAAGGATGAGACGGTTCGTAGAGTTTAAAACCACATGATATCAAACTGTTAGCGCTTGGTGGGTTCTCGTACGTCTCTGTCACGGCCCAGTTCATGCCCATTTTTCTGGCGTGGTTGAGTCGAGCACGAATAAGGCGTTTTTGCAAGCCGTGACCCCTATGGTCATCCTTAACTCCAGACCGACACAAATACATGCAGTCCGACCAACGCGCGGATCTGACCATACCAGCAAACCCGACCGGCCCAGCCCTGCGCTCAAACGCAACAAACCACCATCCCTCGTGGGTAGGAAATATTTCGTCGTACGGCAGGCACTCAAGTTGTAGCCCGCACAGGATGTTCCGCCAGTAAATCTTTGAGATATCTACGGAACGTATTTTGTATTCCATG